AACTTGAGGGGTATATGACCTATCGCCTTCGGGGCCAGCAGTGCCTGTATACCCTCCTGTAATAACAGGGGTGATATTCATATTCGTAGGCCCGCCTACAAAAGTGGGCCTATTTGCTAGAGCAGCATCAATGCCAGCTTGGTCCGAGCGTGCTTGAGTTGCCCAGCGTTGCTCAGGGGATATATAAGGGGCATTTACAGCCAAGAAGTCAGGGACGACAGAAGTACCGCTATACCCATCGAGGGAGCCACCAGTATCACCAGCTAAAAAATCGCCTTCCATTGGCATATTATGCCTCCTTCACTTTAGGTTTTTTCTTTTCAACAGGTTCTTCTACAACCACATATTCATCATGGTCTTTCATAGCTTTAATATCTTGTTCAGCGACAAACTCATAAATTTGTCCTGTGTGTATACATTTAAATTTCATTCTGTTTCTCCTTTTTGCAGAAGCAGCCTTGCCTCTATAAAAAGAAGGCTCCCGAAGGAGCCCTCTAAAGCTATTTAAGCTGGAACAACCAATGCAACAGCACCATTGTCACGCAGCTCTTTCACGCCGTACAGGGTGTCAGCAGTGAACAAGGTACCGAGGTATTCTTGTTTGTACTGAGTTTGTGAACGAACGCCCATCTGCTCGATAAACACTGCAAAGTCTTTATGACCCAGCAAGCAAACCTTAGCAGCGGTGGTGCCGGTGGTGGATTCAGCGTTGCTAGTCACGAAGACAGGCACGCCATACACATTACCGATTTCACCGTTACGGATGGTGTTACCCGAACCAGTTTCACCAACAAAGGCTTGCTCAGTGAACCGATCAATGCCCATCAAGGTGTTACGGGTGGAGGGAGGAACAATGAGGAAGCGACCATCCATTGGCACATCGGCGTCATCCAAGCGCTGGATAGCACGGCGAATAGCAATGTCAGTCAGCGCACCCAAACCAGTGTTAGCAGCAGCCACATAAGCGGTTGTACCATCAGCACCAGAGAAAGCACCAGAGTAGGCAGCAGTAGAGCCACCACCCTGAACGCCACGACCCAATTGAATGAGCGAGGTATCCACTTGACGGGCCAGAGCGTAGCCAGCATCTTCAGTGTAGAAGTTACGCAGCGAAGCCAAGGCTTGTGTTTCCACAATGTCTTCAATCAAACGAGAATATTCGTAGTGTTGGTCAATGGTTGCAACAACTTCCAGCTCAGTGCCTGCAATGAGGGTAACTTGAGAAGAAGCAGTTTTAACCGAAGCGTTGCCACGAATGGGAGCAGGAATGTGAACGCTGTCACCTTTCTTGCCTTTGAAGCTCATCTTTTTAATCAGGTTAGCGAGAACCAGATTCTTTTTGTAAGTTGCAATGATTTCATCAGACCAGATTTCTGGAATGAAAGTTGCAGCAGTTGTCACGGTGACGTTGTTAGTACCTAAAGCCATTTTTAAATTTCCTTATGAGCGCCGTAGCGCGATTATTTTACCCGCCCGTCAGCATAAGCCTGACGAATTTCAGGCTCTAAAGCCTCATAACGGGAGGGGTCTGTCATGCGAAGCCGGATTAGGTCGGCACGACGATAAACTTTCCGTGAAGTTTCTCCAGTTCCACCTGTATCTACAGCAGCAGTTCGCATATTTTGTTTTAGCACTTCCGTGCCTTCAGAGCGAGCTTGTTGTGTTTTTACACCACGAATCTGTTTGAATGTTGAAAGAAGTTCATCTGCAGCACCGTAATCAAAGTTGGAGTCTGCCTGAGCATACATATTCAGGCGATAAGGACTACCTTTAATCCAGTTGATGAATTCACCATCTTGAACAACTTCAGCAAAATCAGGGTGCTTCTTTTGGAGAGCCGTCTGAGTTTGCATTTGCTTAAACTGCTGGGTAGCTTGTTTAGCGGCTAGTACATCTGGATGGTTGTCAACTGCATTACGAACAGCTTTCTTGGGGTCTTCAAAGAAGTCAATTTCGTTTTCTTCTTGTGCAGGCGCTTGTGGTTTGTAGAGTTGTTGTTTTAAAAGTTCATCTGCAAGCTTGCGAACCTCACCAACTTCCTGAGCTTGTCGCCCAATTAGCTTCTCAGCCTCTTGGTGCATATTAACAATGTCTTCCAAACTCTTGCCAGAATATTTATCTGGAATTCGGGGACGTTCAGCTACGGAAGTTGCTTCTTTTAGTTCAACAGCATCAAATTCACTTGGTGACTGCTCTTCGTTATCAATAATTGCCATGCCTACCTTTCATCCTGCCCATAAGGGTTTTAGGATATTTATAAATGGAATCAGGTTCCCTCACTAGAGGCCTTCTTCTGTTCTTGTTTCATCTTTTCTTGTCGATCCCTTACCCACTTATCTGCTGCTCCCGGAAAAGCACCTGTGATGCCCTCCAAAGCAATACGTGGTTTAGAAATGATTCGTAAAGCATCTTTAGAGCAAGTAGCGCACTTTGTAGTACGCTCTTGTTCATCAATAAAGCGCTCAGTGATGTGGTTGTTGTCACATAGGAATTCAAACATTCGTTTCAATTTGAAGCTCCTCGTAAACTTGTTCACACATCTCTTTGCGTTTTAAAATCAATTCAATAATGTCCAACTGTCCTTGACGAAATGATAAATTATGTGCGTCTTTAATAGTGGAAACATTATCGAGTTGTTTCTTTAAGGTTTCAATGTCCTCTAAGAGGCTTTTCCATCCCGGAAGAGCCATCATAGCGAACATATCCTCATAATATTGTTGTAAAATAGGAGCCATTGGCTTTATCCTTCTGTTGTTTCTAAGCCACTATTGTAGCATAAATATAGCTTGACACGCAATGTTATGTATGATAAAATAATCCTTTTAAGGAATTTTATGGCTTATAACACACGTATTTCAACAGAAGAAAAAGCAACTTTGCTTGAATGGCTCAAAGAAGGAAAAGGATATACTGAGATTTCTTCTTTATTAGGAGGAAAAATAAGTAAACAACGAGTAAAACAAATCGCTCAACAATATCGAATTGATGCTTTTTCTATTAAAAAAAGTAATAAAAAAGAAGCTATTTCAGCTCAAATGTTTGCTAAATTCGGAGAACGTTGGCAAGATAAAGAATATCGTTCATCTTTAATCTATCAAACAATGCGTTCTAAATTTAATGCTAAGCGTGCAAACGCAAGTCGGGGTAAATGGGATTTCACTGTTGATTTTGGAACACTTACGTTTCCTTCTCATTGTCCTATTCTTGGAATTGAATTAAATTATTTTACAGATGGATATGCTCAAGAAGATTCTGTATCATTTGATAGGGTAGATTCTTCAAAAGGATATATTAACGGTAATGTCCTTGTTATTTCTTGGAGAGCTAATCGGATTAAGAATGACGGGAGTGCTGAAGAACATCAGAAGATAGCTTCTTTTCTTCAACAACACTCCGTTTCTTAAGCCTTTTGTTGCTTTCTTAACATTTGTAGAGTAGCAATTCGCTCATTAGAGGCAATATCCGCTTGTTTTAAGTTAACATTCTTCTCTTTAAGCATTAAATCAGCAATTTTCAACCGTTGTTCAAAGCTATCGCCTTGGTTTAGGTTTGTAGCTGCTGCTTGAACCATCTTTACTCGCTGTTCTTCAGGAATCATCTGAGTTTCTACTTGTGTCTTCTGAGCATCTGCTGCTTTAGACATGGCAGAAGCCTTCAAATCAGCCGTTTGAGCGCTTAGAAGTTCTGCCTGAGCTGCTTGAGCGGCCTGTGCTGCTTGAGCTGCTTGTGGGTCTGGTTGACTCATCTTGTCAAGGCCCGCCATTAGCTCTGCTCGGTTGGACAAGCTGCTATTAGCTAGAATGCCTTTAAGCAACAGAGGAAGCACCGGAGTGTTAGGGCCAAGGGTTTGTAACAAGCCAATCATTTGTTGTTGTTCAAACTCACGAGCCAGAATACCTAAGGTTGCTGTAGGAACAAACACCATGTCCACTGAAGGATAACGTTCAGGGTCAAATTGCATATACCGATAAGCAGCTTTGTAGATAAAAGGAATCATAAAGTCCTCTTGGAAGTTCACCAAGGTTCGTTTATACTTCTTAATAATACCTGCCATTGCCATAGACATTCCCTGAGCACCGCCCTCACGAGGAATAGAAGAAGGAAGACCTGCAGAGTCTACAGTTCCTGTTGCTTGTAGCAGCATGCGCTCAAAGTTCTGAGCCGCTGCAGGAGCATCTTGGTTGGTTTGTCCAAAGTGGAAAGGATAGATGATTTCTGAAGGAGCCCCGTTTGTAAGAATAGCCTTACCCGGCTTAATTTCAAACTTAGCACCCCGTGGAAGCCGTGTAGCGTCCATAGCAATCATAGGGGCTGTGGTGAGCGCTAAAGAGTCCATATGGGCCCGTAGCTGCCCGTCAATGGCCTTCTGCATGTTGTAGGCCTTCTCTACAGTTCCTTTACCATAGAAGCGTCCGGGGACAGAATCATCTTGGTAAGCAACTACAGGACGGTCTTTCATCATGTATGGGCTTTCTTCAGCCTTAAGAAGCATGTTGTCATTAGCAATAACTACAATACATTCCACCATTCCACAATATTCATCTGCTACAGAGTCTTCTGGGAATAAATCTACTTCAACTTCTTCACCTTCTTTTTCTTTCAACGAAGAAAGAAGCTCTTTAGGCATAAGCCCATAATAGGTAATAAGTTTAACCTTGTCGTCTTGGTAATAAGAAAGCTCTTGTGTAGGCTCTAATTGACTATCTTCTCCGTAACTTTGAATGTCAACCTTTTTATAAATTCCTCGTTCCATCCCTTCTACAATTTTATGGATGGAGACATATTTCTCAATAGCACAACCCATTGCATCTTCAATACTGTCTGCATTCGGGTCAATAAGGAAGTTCTTAGGATTGACAGGCTTAAGTTTTACACAGGTGCGCTCTGTAGTAGATACACCAATTGCTGCAGCTCCTACGATGCCCGGCATTGCTTGGGTAGAGGGTTTATATTCTTGAATTGTTTGAACAGTGATTTCACCAATACCTGTGCCATAAATTTCAGCAAGCAGCTCAATGTGGTCAATGCTTTTCTTAATCTTATCCCGTTTGAAGTCTTCCATTAGCTGGAGCTTCAAAGCCTCTACGTCCATTGGGTTGCCGTCAATGTCTTTAATGTCATCCTGAATGTCAAAGAATTCTCCTTGACCAAAGATGGCTTCAATGATTTCAGCGTGTCGGGTTTCTACAGCCTGCTGAGTGGCAGGGCTAATGATGCGACTTCGTTCGCTCTCGCGGGTTTTATCCTCTGCAGCCCACTGTCCCCGGAAGATTCGCTCAAACTCTTCCCAATCACTTAGGTAGTTTGTATCACGATGGTCTCGCCAACGGTCTAGGTGTTCTGTAACCCACGAAACAATTTCATTTTCTTCGTCTGTGGTTTCATCAAACTGAGTTTCTTTTTTAGTTGCCATTTTGTTCCTTAATATCCTGCTGTAACATCCATAACTTCATATTCTTCTTCTTCATAGTTTTGTTGATAGGTAGAAACAGCCAGTTGGTCAATGTAAGACAAGGCATCCACAAGGTCATCGTGAACACCCGCTGTTGGAAACATTATGAGCTGATCTTGAAATTCAGACCAGTCTTCATCTTCGTTAAAGCTTACCCTTCCGTGTTCCATACGGCCTTGTAAGCTCCAAACCACCCTATCTGTTTTCTTTTTGTTACCGTGTGTGAGGTCATGAATGTGTGTATATACATTATTCTTTCGCATGAGGTCAGACAAATAAGGCAGAACAGCGTTCTTTAAAGCCCCTCGTTCAATCCCTGTAGCAATGGGGCGATATTCCCTCACTGTTTTCAGGATGTGTACAGCGGCTGTCATAACGTCCCAGCGCCCATGATCTATTTTCTTTACCCACCAATCTCCGTTGTCAAGAACTTTAACAATGGCAATGGCGTGTTCATCAAGGCGTTTGTTCTTTGTGCCCGAAGCAGCTTCGAAGCCTGCTAAGTCAATGGCTACAACATATTGCCCTTCGGAGGGCTCTGGCTTTGTTTTAAACCATTCTTCTTTAAATATGTCGCTTCCTGCGTTGTCAAAGCTAGCTAAGTATTCTTGCTTAAAAGCAAAGCTACTAAGGCTTCGCTTTGCAGCTTCAACTTCTTTAGGGTCAATGGTTTCGTTGTCCTCTGTAGTGAAAAGCCAGCTCTTCCATTCAGGGTCTTCTCCATCTAAACCAAGTTTATAAATGTCGTAGAACCAATTACGGCCTGAAGGAGTGGAGATAAACAAGGCTCGTCCTTTCTTGTCAGACAAAGAAGCACGTATTACCTTTTCCCAAATATCTTGTTTAATGAAAGCTGTTTCATCTAGAACAACATAAGTGAGCGACACACCCCGAAGGCTATCAGGATTATCAGCACCTCGAACCAGAATCTTTCTTCCATTGATGAGAGTTATTTCTAAGTTGTTAACGTGGGAGCTTTTAATAACCTGTCTTCCAAGGTCATGAAGTAAGTCCCAAATAATTGTTCGAGCTTGTCCGATGGTGGGAGCAATGTACATAACTGCAGAGCCCTCAGGACAATTGAGCCCTTCAATTAAAAGGGTAACTGCAGAGAGGCGGCTCTTACCGCATCGACGTCCTGCTGTAACAATCTTAAAGCGGGTGTTGTCTGCAAACACCTTTTGTTGCCATTTGAGCAAAGAGAAGTTTAGTTCGGTCATACGTCTATTACTTCCTGCTCTTCAACCACCTTAGCCTCTGTAAGGCCTGTTATGTTTATGCTGATGCTGGGCACACTACCTCCGGCTTTAGAGGCCTCAAACAGGCTAATAGGTAGCACCCTGTCAATACTCATCTTTATAGCTGCCATCTGCCCCGGATGACTATCATCCAAAGCAATTGAAATCATCTTATCTAGAATGCGGGTTCCACCTGTGGCGAGAAGACGTTCCTTGAATTCTTGGATGCGTCCTGTATCACCAACGGGCCGCCCCAGCTTTCCCTTAGTTCGGTTCTTTACGGCAAGGAGGTCAGCTTTAGGAGGACGCCCTTTCTTTGTTCTTATTTTAGGGGAGACAACACCCTCTGTATTTGTAGACAATTCTTTATCCTTTAGGAGAATGTGGCCTTTAAAGGGCTTCTTTAAAGGAGTTAAAGAAAACAATAATTATTATTCTTTATTAGAAACTTTCTTTAAAGCTCTTTAAAGGTAAAGCTTCTTTATTAAAATATAAGAAACTTAACTTAGTTGGTCTTAACGACTGTACAGACTGCTATGAAGTGGGGTCAGGCTTCATAGGAAATCTATAAAGAATATTATAGCCTACTTTCTTCTTGACGTGCAATATTATCACTGATTTATTTTACATTTATTTTTCTTTGGTAGCTTTAGAGGGGCTTTAGAGGAACTTTAGAGTACCAAAGCTCGCTTTCAGCAGTGCATTTCTACTCTGTCCCTAATTAGTAAGCTTTCTTTAATAATTTCAAGGACTTAGAAGGTGCATTATAGTGCATCTTTAGAGCCTTTAGTGCCTCTTTTTTAAGCAGCTTTAGAGGCCCTTTTGCTCTTTTCCTTTTTTGTAAGCTTCAGAGGCTCCCACAAATATTCTCAAAGCTCCGGAGCCCCCCCCCGGGTACTTTAGGCTTAAACTATTGAGGCTTCAAAGGTTTAGGTGTCAACTATTGAGGCTTCAAAGGCTCAGGCTTCAAAGGTTCGAGAATGAAGGGCTTTGCAGGTGCCTACAGAGCCACTACAGAGCCACTACAGAGCCACTACAGAGCCACCTACAGAGCCACCTACAAAGCCCCTACAATTCATCCGTGGTTTATAAACAACACATCAGCCCTGCTTATGCACCACTAATGAGCCAAGCCATTTAAAGGGCCTACAAGTGCCTCCAGAACCTCCAAGCCACTACCACACCAGCCAA